ATGTGCTAGCACTTCCTCGCGCCGACATGTTGTTGTCCAATCCGGTACAGACAACAAGCGAGACAATTTGGACGTGGCCAAACGAGGTGATGAACGCTTGGGAGGCTAGAACGGCGTGCGGCCCGTAAGGTCGCGGCAGCAAATCCAGCAACGTTTGCGACGGTGGATACCGCAGCGAAGCGTCAACCTGTCCAATCTGGCCGAATCCCGGACGGACTTCCATGGTTCCGTTGCGCCAGAAAATGTTCTGTAAGAAACGGCCCTTGGCTGCACCATTGGCATCCAGACCGCCTGTAAACAGTTCTACTTCTGACGCTGGCGTGGCCATTACTTGCTCCTTTTCCAGTTCGACTCAGGCAAGCCTGTTGCCTTGCTCATGGCGCGAAGAAACTCAGGCTGCGACACTGGGTCATGCCAGCCTTGAGATGGAGCGCTTTGCGGCGCGGACTTAGCTGGGGCCATCGGAGTATCATTGAGTTCTTTCGTCTCGGTGTAGTAGTCAAAGTCCTCTTGCTCATTTGGCTTCAGGAACATGCTACGCAACCCACGCTCATCCTCTTGATACTTCTTCTGCACGGCCTTGGGCCAGTTGGCTACTTCCTCACCATACTTGGACGAATGCTCGTTCCAGTGCTGGTCCAGCGCCTTGGACGCATTCTCAAACCGATGCGCCCGTTCAACCTCAGCGTTCTTAGCGCGAAGCTTATCTTTGGCCATCGATTTCATCATGCGCGGGTCCATGCTACTTCCCCTTCTGATACGCCTTGCGGGCCTTCTCCTTCAGCTTCGCCTTGGCCATTTCCATATCGGCCTTCATGTCCATCTTGGACGGATGTTCCTTTTCTTCCTTGTAACCCGGCTTGGCGTCTTCTTCCTGCTCCGCCTTTTCTTCAGCAGACCAGCGCTTGGCAATCTCAGGATGCTTGGCGTACATGTATTTCTTCTGCTTCTCAGACTGGAACGGCATGTGACCCCCTTACGGATTGTAAGTAACCTGTACGCGGGTAGACGCAGCCGCGTCACGCCCGAGGTAGATGAAGTGCTGGAACTCTTGCAGACGAGTGCCTAGCATTGCTTGCAACTGCTGGTTCAAACCTTGGTCCGCAACAGCGTAGCGCTGGGCAGCAAGCAGCGGGATCAAGTCGTGCCATTGTTCGTTGTCGTCGATGATTTCGTTGTCGCCGGGAGCCTGCTTTGTCCAGTCCGGCCCAACGGGTTCACCGATGTAGCGCATACGGAACATGTAGTTGATGTCTTGAGCAAAGTACAATTTTGTACCGCTGAACATGTAGACTGCCGTCGTCTGCGACAACTGTGTCAGATTCTGTACGCCAACCCACGTTACCGGGTCATACGGCCATGCGCCGGGAGACGGCTGCACAATCTCAACAATGCGTTGCAGACGCGGACCAGTAAGACCGCCAGCAGGATTGCCAAGCAGGCGCACGGGCGACGTAGACGCCGCAAAGTCATAGATGCGTGCGTTGACCACTTGGAAGTCCACAATGGTCTCAAACGCCGACGTGTCCACCTGTGACCATTTGTTCCTCAACTCGCTGTAGGCAAGCTTGAGAAACGTTGCCACGTTGGCAGGCGTCAGAAACGTTTCGTCACGCTCGTCAACCCAAGTGCGGAACAGTGCTGCGGCCTCATCGACGTACATGATTAGCCTCGTGCGCCAGAGATACCCGGCGTGCCTTTGATGGCCTCATACGACTGCTGCGCGGCCTGCACAGCGCCCTGCCGTGTCCGCATGTCCAATTGGTTCTGGGTTTGCTGCTGTTGTGCCCGCTGGCTGGTCGGCCCACCAAGGATGGACTTCATTGCGTCTTGCGGACTGCCGCCGTCTGTACGCGGGAACACCTTGGCGCTGGCCTGCAAGTACTGCTCGACTGGCTGGCCGTAGGTATCAATGGACACTACCACGTCGCGGATGTAGTTCTGGATCTCCATCTCGGACTGGTATGCGTACACTGCACGCGGGTCATTGTCCGTCATGCGTGCTGCGAGATTGGCCTTGGCCAGTTTCTCGTAGTACTCAGGCGAGTTGATGTAGTCCAAGAACACGTCCTTGATTGTCTGCAAGTCGTCGGTAGGAAAGAGTTCAATCTCCCCGCCTTGCTTGCACCATTCCAGCAGGTCGCGAGCATGTGACAGCGCAAGCATCTTCTTGGTCGTGCTCATGTTGTCAATCTTGAACGACAATTGGCGCTTGATTTGGTCGGCGTCAATGATTCCCTGCTGGGCCAGTTCCAACAACTTAGCGTCACGCGCTTGGGCGTCAATCGTAAACAAGGTGCCTTCGACCATAAACACCTCGGGGGCGTCTAGCAGGTCCGTTCCCTGCAACTCCTTGTAGACGACCGTGCCCACCGACGAGTCGAGGTAACGGATTACCTGCTCCTCGGGCAGATACGCTTTCCAGTACGTCAGGGCAACGCTGGCCTGCTCGCAGACCGCATCGATGATGCTGTTTACCACATCGGATAACTGCGCCATGTCGCCATCGGCCAGTTCGCGAATAGCAACGCCAGACGTGACGCCAACGGAACGCTTGCCAGTCGTAGAAGGATGGAAACCGGACAGGTCCATAATTTCCGACAATGCCATCGACGTGTTCTCAAACAACGACTGCGGCGTTGACGGTGGTGCTTGCCGTACTGGCGGTTGCGCTGCACCGTTGTAGAAGATTACGTTGTCCACCTGATTGTTGAACATTGCCTTGGGAACGTTTGCCTGCGTAGGCGCGACCCATACGGGGTTGCTGTGCAGGTCGGCAATGTCAAGCTGAATGTTGCGGTAGCGGTTGTAGCGGCGTTGCGGGTCAATCAACGGCACAATCATGGACAGGCCGTAAATCTCGCCGGGAACCTCAGTGAAGCGGTACACGCTGACCGGACAGACATTGCCGGGCGTAGTGCCAGTCCACAGCCATTCCTTTCCAAGCAGAATGCCGTGGCGACCGCTGCCGTCCTTCCAGTACACGTCCCACACGTCAAGACGGTCTTCGGGAATGAACACGCGGTTCTCAACGTTGGTGATTGGCGGCAGGTTCTTAATGTAGTCCGTAAATTGCGGATACGAATCAATCAACGCCTGCTTGGTGTAAACATGGCGGACCCCAATCCACTGTGATTCTTCAAGGTTCTGCGCGTTAGCTTCAAACAAAAGGTCATACGCACAGATTGCCTCCGTGCGGACCATCTTGCGAGCCGGATCGTAGAACGTATGCAGCGCACAGGTGCCGTCTGTTGCGAGGTACTTGGCGTTCTGCCGCAGCACCTTGCTCATCTTGTTGGATTGCCACCAGTACGAGGCGGCTGCGTTGCAGGCCATCGCCTTGGTGATGTTCTCCCAAGTTGCAGACGCGCCGTGAAACTCCAGCTTGGGTTCCTGCGTGTGAAGCAACGAAAGCATCGTGCGGTACGGAGGCAGCAACTGGTTCGTAACCGTTTGATTGCGAGCGTTGCCGCCGTCCGTGATGGAGATAAACCGAAGTTTCTTGCCATCCCAGCGGGTCATCTGCTCGCCGCGCAACATACGGCGCGACCAATCCCACAACAACACGTTGGAGCCGCGACGACCGCGAGCCTCCTCAATCTTGCTGTTGAAGTCTTTGGGGAACTGCTTCTGCTTGTCCATTAGACACCTGTCGTCATAGTGCCAGCCTCGGGGCCAAGCGGGAGGTCAAACGGAGTCGCAGCGTCTGCGCCAGACGGGATTGGGGCAGCGGCCTTCTTCTTGGAGAAAGACTTGGCCAAATCCGAACCGCCAGTAACGGCGCTGACAAAGTTGCTTGCGGCTTCCTTTGGATTGCCTGCGACAAGTTGCCCAGCGCCTTTACCGGCGGCAGAACCAACTTGGTAGCCCATCATTGGGTTGCCTGCAAAGGAACCGATAATTGCACCCAAAGCACCGCCAGCCACGCCTAGCACATTCGATCCAGAATCTGCGCGTGACTGACGGGCTTGGGCAGCCTGAGCCGCCAACTGCATAGCCCTTTGTTTGGCTTGCTCGGGAGGAAGCGACAACCCCGGCGATTGTTCTATGCCGGTAGACTGTGAAAGTCCTTCTGTTTCCTGCAAAGCCATTGGGCACCTCAGTCGTCGTCGTTGCTCAGGTGGTCAGGAACTCCTGCTGGAGGGTGGTCATCCCAAGTCGCTGGTGAAATGCCTGCGGCTGCACGGGCGATATCAGCCGTAGTATGCATCAAATCAGACTCAGGTGATACCTGATTGGCTCCAAGTTCCTGCTCAATTGCTACTGCTGCCGTGTGGACTCCCTGCGCCAGATGGCCAGCAAACGTTGCCAACCAGCGAATGCCACGGATAACCAACAACGGTTTCAGCATTATTTGGCCTCAGCGGCCTTGAGAGCCTCGACCAGTTTGGCCTTGCTACCAAAGGCACTGATGCCATGCGCCGTAGCCAGCGCACGCAATTCACCGATTGAAGCCAGATCAAGATTCATCTTGGGCGGCGGAGATTTGGGCGCTTCCAACGAAGCAATCTGCGCGTTGTCCACTTCATCCCAAGACGAAATCATTCGCTCAGGCAAACGTGGGCGGGTCAGCGGGGAGCCGGGAGCCTGCATAAGCAACTCCGAGACGGTTCCATTCTTGACGACAACGGCAAGATAGCGCTCATCGTTCAGAGGAAGGTATTCCTGCAAAACGCGAGCAGGCGCATCCGCCGTGTAAATGTGGTCGCGGAAGTAGACGCCATCCGCCAGATGAACCATTGATTTGAACTGCATGTGTTACCTCGGGGCATAAGGTTGAACACACCCACGGTGGCAACAGGTGCCCCGCCTGCTACCACCGTGGGCGGGATGTAGTCGGTTACTTCACGCGAAGCAATTCGACGTAGATTTCACAATTGCACTTGGTACCAGCGGTCACAACCTTGATGGCGTCACCGTTGTCACCGTCAAACGTGTTCACGGAATCGTCAATCGTTCCGCCCAACACAACGGACTTGTCGGCCTTGTTCAGGTCGATGTCGTCAGTGACCTTGGTCAGGCCCTTGTAGACCGTCACAACGTCACCAGCAGCACCAGCCTGATCGGTCTTGACGCCCGTAACCAGCAGCACCTTGAACTTGCAGCCGGGAGGAACCGTCTTCATGATGGTAGCCGAGGCGCCACCAGCAAACTTGAACTGGGCAACGGCCTTCGTGCCGGGAATCGTGTGACCGGGCAACAGGGCGGAATGGAAGTTGGCAAGGAACTCCTGCTCAACCGGGGTCGCGTCCACAACAGCGCGGACGATCGCTACTTTCTCGGCCATGGCGAATCTCCTAAGAAGGATGAGAGTTGTGCCCCGTGTTGCTCGGGCGGGGCCACCCCGATCCTGTTACACCAGCGCGATGCCAGTCAGGATGCCGTTGGCCGAAGGTTGACGGCAGATCACGTTGTAACTCCACGTCCACGCCATTTCCAGCAGGTTGAAGCCGGGAACGCGAGCAAACATCGAGCCGTCCTCGTTGATGAACGAGCCGGGCGCACGCTCGTACAGCTTCCACGTCTTGCTCGACAGGATGATGATCATGCCGCGAGGAATGTGGCGAGCGGTACGCAACTCACGCGTGCCAATGGCAAGGTTGTCGTCGCTGGGCGACGCATCGGCCTTGCTCTGGCCGTTGTTGTTGATGTACTGCACGGTAGCCGTGAGGATGCCGATGTAGTGCTGAACCTGCAACTCCGACATGAAGATGGTTTCCATCGAAGCCACCTTCTTGCCGATTGCCTGACGCGCCTTGTCGCGCACAGCCTGATACCGCTTGACGGTCAGGGCCGCACGGGCGTGGGCACCAGCAGTTGCCTGCGTGAAGATGGTGGACTGAAACACCTTGTAGCCGGTGGCCGACGTGCGGTCCTGCGAGAAGTGGTTCTGCGTCGAGAGGTTGCTGAAAATGCCGTAGGGCTCGTACAACTGGTCGTCGGTCACGCCGCCGAAGTTGTTGCCAGCGCCGTCCGTCAACTGGGTGGTGTGAAGCTGAAGCGCAATCGCGTAGCCGTCAGCAACCGTCGCCGTGGTGAACGACGAACCTGCCGCGTTGGCGACGTTCTTGAGGACAACCGTACACAGTTCCTCGTCGTAAGCAACAACGAAGATGCCCGTCAGCGTCGCAACACCACCAGCCGGAACGATTTCAGCGTAGGTGTCCTGACGAATCAGTTGCACGCGAATCCACGTGTCCGGAATCGCAAGCTGAACGCCCTTGTAGTCCGACGACTTGGGATCGTTGACGTTGGCCGAACCCTTGGGCTTGAACGGCGAGAAGTCGCCGCTGTATTCCCACGTCACGTCAGCCGCAGGGCCGAAAAAGCCAAGCGCAATCGGAACACCAGCGTCCGTCGCGTTGCTGGCCTTATGCTCGTTGACGTAACCCTTGATCGGGCCACCGGCAACCGCGTACAGGTCCGCGAGGTCCGTCGCGTCGTCCTTCATGCCCTCGATTTCAGCGTCAACCGCCGAAATGAACGCACCAGCGCCCTCGGACGGGGCAGCCTTCATGAGTTCGCGGTCAATCGAGCCGCGAATCGACATGATCTTGGACGTGAGAACAAAGTCCTCAAAGCCCTGATGCCCGATGGTGGGCAGCTTGGTGTTCTTGACGACGCCGCGACCTTCGTTACGCGAAACGTGCGTCGGGATCACCAGACGCTTGCCTTCCCAACGGCCAGTACCCTTCTTGAAAAGGTTGATGACCTCGGTTTCTTTGTTCAACTGCTCGGCGATGCCGCCGTCAGCATAAAATTCCTTGAGAAGGGCCTCGTAGCCCGACAGGAATGCTCCACCTGCTGCCATGATATACCTCTACCGCTAACCTCAGTTAGCCAAAGCGTTGTTTGACCAGTTCAAGCAGACGTGCTTGCCGCTGGTCGGGGTCCGACATATCAACGCCGGTGCGAGAGGTCTGGTTCTGTGGAATGCTGCTGCCAATCGGTGCAGGTCGCGGTGGTGCGGCCACCGCCGTTTGCGCTGGAGTCGGCGCAGACTGGCGACTGCCATACCGGCGGGTCGCGTATCCGTCCAACTGAGCCTGCAATTGCTCGGCAACGTCTTCCAAATCGAACGCAGTATCGCCAATGTTAGCCGCAACCGCCTGATAAAACAAAGTTTCATCAACGTCCGGGTATTTGGCGAGGACCGCTTTGGTTTCGCGGTCAAACTCTGCAACTCGACGTTCGTTCTCCAACTGATCCAACCGCGTCTGCATCTGCTGAAACGGTTGCTGCCAAGGATTCTCATTCTGTTCGCCCCAGATGTCGTCAATGACGTTCTGGGCAGAATTAGCCTTGGTTTGCTGTTGGGAACTAGGCGCAATGTAGTCACGAACCTTGAGGGCCTGCTCCAACTCAGCGATTTTGGACTTGAGCGCCGCTGATTCACGTGCGTGGGTGTCACGCTGCGAGATCACTTTGCGGAAACGCTCATAGTCAATCCGGTGAGAAGGCTTCCATGTGTCCTTGTTGTCGGGGTCAATATCCCCTTCATCAAGCGGACCAGCCTTTGGTTTCGCTGCCGGAGTGGTGGAGGGGCCAGAACCGGGCGCAGGGGGCGGTGACGCGCTCTGCGACTGGAACTTGCCGTCTGATCCACGCTGCCGGTCGCCACCAGTCGATGTTGCGCCCTGTGAAACCGTTCCAAAGGACGTATCGGTGGTGGTGGTCTGCGACGATTCTGTGGACGAATCGCTGCCAGCTTGGTTTGTGTACTCGCTCGAACTGTCACTCCCGCTTGAGGAGCCAGAATCGTATGCGCCTGTTTGCGCTTTGGCGAAAAGCGCTGCTCGATCTACGCCCATGATGACCTCAACGCCGAAGGTGGCGAACCGGGTAGCGGGACATGGCTACTTGACAAAATGTTGCGGCCAAATGACTGCAAAAAGCAAGCTATTCCGATGCAGCAGTTTCGTCCTCGGTCGTTCGGACGATTGTGCGGAACTTCAACTTCTTGTTTCTGCTGCCCTCAATCAGGGTTTGACGAACATTTGTGATTGCCTGCAACGCTTCAAGGGCAAATTTCTCGGCGTCCTTGCCAAATACCTCGTCACGATCACCAAGATCGGGCGTCTTGACGGTTTGAATGTAAGTCTGCGTCCAAGCACGGATTTTGCGATGCGCTGGCGAAAGGGTCGCTGGGTTCAAATCGCCCGTAATGTGCCAGATTTCGTCCACCATGTCGCGAAAACGACGTGCGGCGGCTACGCACTGGATTTTCCTAGCCTTTATCGGGTCGTTGTCTGCGCGTTCCAGTTCCGATTTGCTCAATTCCTTGCAGGTGAGCATGTTGAACGCACGCATGGTGGCGACCAGTTCGCGCCAGAGGTCGAGCAGGACGCCATCTAGGACATCCCACGGCATGGGTGAACCCCATTTCTGGCGGTCACGAATCTGTGGCTTCTCGACAACACGGGCAGGCTTCTTGTGCTTGGGCGTAAACTTCATGGGGCAGTCCTCAGTAGGACGACAGTAGCTGGTCGAGGGCAATCAGATGCCGGTCGAGTGCAGGCCCGCCCCAGTCGTCCTCGTAATCAGGCGGGTTGTCGGGATCGTAGTCAGGCCGTGCCATTTCCGCAATCCGTTCCTCCAGCGTGTCGGGCCGTTTGCGGCGCTCGGCGTGACGGATGGATTCAATCTGGGTGCGGCCAACCAGCGCCAGACCGACCGCACGCAGCATGTCGTCGTGGTTTGGCTTCTGCGCTTCTGCCCGGTTGCGGTCAGTCCATTGGAAGTCATTGATTTCGTACTGAATCCGTGGGTCGTTGCTGTCAATCAGCTTGCCGCCGTTGATGAACTCTTGCAAAGTTTGCACCACTTCAGCGTTCGCCTTGACGCCAGAGGTTCGACCAAGACGGTCTGCGTTTTTGCCGCTCAGTTTGTCAAGAAAGGTTTCGCGGTAGAAGTGCAGCCAACCGGCATCCAGCAGATGGTCCTGAATGGCCTTGGTCCATTCGTCGCGTTCACCGACGTACAGGCACAGCCCCCAGAACTCCAATTCCGTCTGCACAAACAACTTGAAGTCGCGGGTTTCCAGCTTGTCGTAAAAAGTTGCCACTACACGCGGTTGGTCCTTGTCGGTTACGTCCAGCACACAGAACGCCGAGAAGTCGCCGTCCTCACCGCCACCGGCAGCGTCACAGCCCATGACGTAGACATGGCCGGGTTCTGGTGCGGTGGCGTAGCGGAACAGGCCACGGACAGGCCGTGCCGAGGGGTAGTGAGGCTTGAAGACACGGCCACGGCTGGTCTTGAACGCCAACTCAGGCGTAATCGGGAACTCACGGTGAAACGCCAACCACGCCGCGTCAGGATTCTCCGGCTTGTAGCCAAAGTCACGCAGCTTACGGGCGCACCACAGCGTCTGGCCGTCTGTCAGGTTATGCTCGTTTGCGTACTCAACGATGTCCTTGGTCAACAATGCACGGCGCTCGCCAGCAGACACTTCTTCCGGAGGCGTCGAGTAGCCAATGTCAATCGTCCACGGGAAGAACAGCTTGTCCCAGCCGTTGTCAGCAATCCACTGTTCGTGGGCATACGCACC